GGATGCCGGTGCCCACCGTGTTGTTGACAATCACGCTGATGGCCTTCCGCGCATACGGGTTGTTTCGCACAAGGTCACGGGAACGAGCGCGCAGGGTGCTCAGGGCAATGCCCGTCAGCACGTTCACGCTGGTGTCAACACTGGCCCAGCCAGTTGTTCTGCGGCTCTTGCTTGCCGCGTCAAACTTCCGCTCTTGCAGTATATCCGTGGCACGGCGCCAGCGAGCACGCTCGAAAGCTGCCTTCGGACTTATGTAGCCAACAATGTTGTCGATGAAACTCATAGGCCTTTGTTGAATTCAGCCAGCTTGCGGCCGGAATTGCGAGATGCAATGCCGACCTCTTTCCGCATCGTGTCCAGCAGACGCATCATCTCAGACAAGCTGTGGTATTGAATGCGCTTGTCTCCAAACCACACCTCGCGCGCGCCTGCTTTAATGGCCTGCTCAAGTGCAATGATGTCGGATTCTGTCCAGCTTGCCATGGGTCAAAGATACGAATTCAAGATTGATTGCAAACACCAGGCGGTGAGGTAACACCCAGCTGCTTCAGCAGCTCCACACTGGCAAGCCTAATCTTTCCGGTTTTCTCTGCTTCCTTCACGCGATTCAGCAACCGGTCTTTCTGCCTGCCAAACAAGCAGTTCGATACCTGAAGCGTGCGCAGTATCTCCCCCTGAGTGTCACCCACGGCAATGGCCCGCTCAAACTTGAACACCTCCGGCTTGCCCGGCTTATCAAGTAAGTGCACGACGCCATTTACGAGGTAGATGGCTTTCGAAGTGTTCGACATACCCAAGGTTTGAATCAATCTTCCGGGAGTGATATTTCTTCAGGAACTCCTCCTCATCCTGATCCTCTCGAATGTGCACCACCGTCTTACGGTCGATGCGCAATTCTTTGTAGCCTGGTGGCGGTTTACTGCTCATACGTGTTGGAATGTGTCTGTCTTCATGAACTGGATCAGCGGATACCGCCGGTCATTGTCTTTGGTGTGAGTCCGGTGAATGCCGATGCGCATCCACATACCGCCCAGCGGCTTCGGCTTACGGCCCCGCTCCACATGGAAGCCACCGTATCCGTCCTCGAACTCCTCCTTGTAGGTGGCAGTCCGTATTTGGTGAACCGCCCTGTGCTCAATCTTGTAAAGCTGAGCAAGGCGTGAATGGTGGCTGATGCTCTCCACCAAGTTCACGTGGTGATACAACTCATGCACGTGCCCCATCCAGATGTTATGCGCAATGCCACAGCGTTTCAAAATAAAGTTTGTTGTGAAATTACGGCATTAAAGCGTTTTTCCTGCGCTTCAAAGTAGCCCTTATCTATTTCAAATCCCACAAAATCCAACTTGTGCTTGTGCGCTGCAATCCTACTGCTTCCGCTTCCAACGTGTGTATCTAAAATCAAATTGCCTTCCTTCGCAAATCTGTTAAATATCCAGTCATACAAGTAAATTGGTTTCTGCGTTGGGTGTATTCGTTCCAAGCCGTCTTTTGCGTTCGCACCAACCCAACTCTTGGTTATTTTGCGTAATGCTCCATTGTAGCTTGTCCAAGCCAACTCCCCATCTGCAAAGTCATTTTCTCCTGTGCCTTTATCCCAAAATAACCAAGCACTTGTCGGCTTCAGGTATTCAGTCATATAGTTTCCACCCCACACAATTTGATTTTTAGATACTCTGAACAGCTCCGCCCAATATTCAGCAGTAGGGATTGCATTATCCCAATCGGCTTCCCCTCTGTAAATCTTACGCTTACCGTTACCAAGTTGCATTTTATTAGCTCCAATTCCATAAGGTGGGTCTACTACTGCAATATCAAAATACCCATCGCTAAAACGCTTTAATGCCTCAATGCAGTCTTCTAAATAAACTTTATTGGAAGGCACAGCGCATAACACGGGTTTTGCGTCATTGGGGGCTTTCGTTTTCAAATCAAGTTCTGTCATATAATTAAGTTTAGTTTTTCAAATGAGCTTTAGTGCTGGAAATCCCCAACGAACGCAAAGCCCGAAAACGATATCCGCACCATGTACCGATGCGATTTCGCGCTGGTCTTGAATCACGCCCTTGGTCACGATACCGCCACCGCCATATCCGTGCAGATACTTCATCTTTACCGGAACTGACACCTTGGTGTTGGGTATGTGCATGTTGAACAGAATCCAGCCGCCATAGCCACCAAGCTGTACATTCGCCCCGGTGCGCTCGTTGAACAACGTCACGAAATCGGACAGCAGGTCGAACTCATGCCGCTTGATCACCGCGGTCTCATGGTTGCCGTAGCCAATCAGCGCGATGATATCCGCATACGGCCGCAGCAGCTCGATGGCTTCGTCACGCACAAGCTGGAAGTAATTCGAGCCAAGGTGCTGTGGAAGTATATCCTTCTTTGAACTGCGCGGATCCCACTTGCCCTGCATAATGCAAAAAAAGTCACCGTTGATGATGACTTTCGCGCCACGGCGCTTTGCTTCCTTCAGGTCTGCGAAAAGCAAATCACGACGGCATTTCGGGTTGTCGATGTGCAGGTCGGATATCAGCAAATATTCAACAAACTTGTTATCTCGAACCGGAATATTGAATCTGTGAATATTGCGCGTCAAGCGCTCTACTGTCTGGGCCATTGCAGCGAAGATATGCACATTTTATTAATCCCAAATACTTTCACCTCTGCTGCGCTTTTTCAACTTCTTCTCTGCGGGCTTTTCCTCCTGGAAAACATCCATCTGGTCCCACTGCTCAGGCGTCATTCTATCCATGCCAATCACGGCAGCAGCGGCCCTTGCGTAAACCCGGCAGTCAAGCGGTTCATTCCGCTCATATTTTTTCACCCACTCCCACTTTTTGAACCCGCGAACCAGCTTGAATTGTAGCTGCTCAGCCGTGATTCCCCGGAAATATTCCGGCTGATACTGCGGAAAATGGCAGTATCCGTCCGGTATGGTTCCGTCCTCCAAACGTTCAACACGAAGGAAGCCGTATAACTCTGACTTCACCACAGACACCCCGACCATCCACACCCTCATGCGGTTGATTTTCTTACAGCCCCGGTTCGTATCCACTGCCCGCGGATTCGCAACAACCGTGCCCTGGCTCTCCGAACCTTTCACCGGAATCACCTTGCTGTAGTCGAACCGCCGGCAGAAGTCGTACACGTGCGTCGTGTTGTAACCGGTGTCCACGGCCATCAGCCGCAGGCCCATCATCGCGCCGTCTTCCCGCGTCCAGGTCTCACCAACCACAGCAGCCAGCTTGTCCCACACCTCCTTGCTCGAGGTGTCTCCCAACAGCACACGGAACTCAATCGAGTAGCTGCGCTTGCCGCGGCACCAGCCAACTATCTCCAGTTCCAGTCGGTCCTTCTGAACGTCCACGCCGGCCGTCAGGAACACGCAGTCCTTTGGCGGTGTGCCGATGGTGTACGTCTCACGCCGGTTGTACAGGTTTTCCCATGGCGGAGCTTCGCCTTCTTCCACATAGCACTCACCCAGCACCGTGTTCACGAACGTCTTCATCTTGTTCGTGTTATTAGAATGCTGAGCGTCTAAAAAATCACGTGCGGCGTCAGTCCAGCCATACCAACCGAGCGGAGAGTATAAACTGTTCAGGTGGTATCCAACTTTTCTACTTGATGCGTTTTCGGGTGCTGAGGCAATCCACACACCAGCAGGTAACATACTTCCCTTGTGTCTCTCCTCGATAAGATCACCGCATTCAACGCACTGGTATTTTACGGTCTCCGGTCTGTTCTCTTCCCACTTTAACTGAGAAAATGTCAACGGCTGTAAACATCCACAGAATGGGCAGGGTACATGGAAGTACCGCTTGTCTGTTGACTCAAACTCGCGCTGAATAGCCGACGATCCTTCAATCGTTGGCGTAGAAATCATGAAAATCTTGCGCTTTGCAAAGGTCCTTGTTCGAGCCTTGGCAAGTTCTATTGGCGAACCTTCGCCGTCAATATCATCTTTGTATCCATCTACCTCATCAAGGAAAAGTTTTGCCACTGGCATTGAGCGAAGTCCGACGGCGCTGTTTGCGCCAGTCATGACAAGAACACCGCCTGGAAATGTCTTTGAAAACGTGTTGTTGTCTCCATCGCGGCTTTTTGCCGTTGCCACTTTGTCGCGTAATCTTGGGGTCGCTTCGATCATTGGGGCAATACGGATTTTACTGTTACGTTTTACAGTTTCGTCCGTAGGCATTACCATCAGCGTAGGCCCAGGGGCCACATCCATCACATAACCAATCCAGTTATTGCCGCACTCCGTTAGGCCAAGCTGTGCCCCTTTCATCACAATAACCTCTTGGCATTGGTCGTGTGAGGATAGTTTGTCCTGAATTTCGCGCAGGTATGGTGTTCTTGATGTGCGCCATTTTCCTGGCTCTGCCGATGATCCGGCAGCAAGCAAACGATATCGGTCGGCCCACTCCGACACAGTAATGATTGGCTCCGGCAGAAGGCCTCGCAGGAAGCCTTCTATCAACCGGCGCTGATCAACCGGCAGCGTATTTCCACTTGAATCCATAACTTGTTTTTTGCTTACCCTTGCATACACGGATCACAGATGTCCTATCGTATCCGGTTTCAGTCTGCATGGCCTTCAACGATGTGAATCTTCTCAACTCAACCCCATCCAATGAAAACTGAATTACCTGGATGGACTTCTGATCTCTGTTACGCGCGCCGACCTCCGGTCTCTTTACGCCGTACATAGCGTTCTTCTCGCCCTTTCTTTGTAAGCTAAACAGCGCTTTTGTTTCAGGCCTGTGCCTGAATCCTTTTTTTGCTTTGCTCAGATTTGCACAATGTTCTGGCGTTTTTTTGTAACCCTTCAACGCCTTGCTTATGCGTTCTCTCTGCTCTGTGGTTCTTTTTGACCCACGTACCGATAACAATAGCCGTTCTTTCACTTTGTCGTAATTCGACTTAGCTCGATCAGACAACTTCTTTCTTGTTGCTTCGCTGATGACAACACCGGGCGAACCATCTCCACCAAGTGACATGTTCACCAGCGTGCCTCCATCTACCCTGCGCTTATGGTATGCGATTAGCTTTTTCTCCTCATCGCATGCAGTCTCCCAATCCAATCCTTTTTGCCAGATTTCAACCACCGGAAGTCCATGGCAGCCTACATAGTTCTTCCACCAGCTGGATCGGCCATCTGTATCTCTTGGGCGCTTGCCTTTTCCAATTCCTACGTAGAAAATTTCAAACGTCTTGGGGTTTCGATGTAAATAAACGAAG